CAACAAGCGCGGCCTTCGTACCCGCATTGACGAGCGTAGCCCCAACACCTGCGTTAGCAAGGCTCGTGATAGAAACAGCACCCGCCGTCAGCGTATTGACTTCAGGACCGTCAAATATCAACGAAAGCGTTATTGCCGTAGGACTTGGTACGGTCTTAACAAAGTACGCCGTACCCGCCGTGATGCCGTTCGTGGTCGAGCCAAAGACAATGATGTCATTATCAATCAGGCCGTGCGCCGAACCAGTATTGACCGTGTTGGTGCCGGTGATTGAAGTCCACGTCGGGGTCGTACCACCGTTGGTATAGACCGCATTTAGATTGCCGACTGAATTCGGCGACTCGTAGTTGACCGGCGTATGGTAGGTAAGCCCACTACCCGCAATCGTATCGACGTAGGTCTTGTTGGCGATATCAATACCGTCGCTCGGCAACGTGTTTATCGTACCAGCCGTAAGAATCGCCGTACTGATTGTGGCCGTGGTCGCGCCAAGCGTAGTGAACGCGCCGGTCGAAGGCGTAGATGCACCGATGGGGCTATTCTCAATGGAGTAGCCCGTGACCTTGTTTGCCGCGTCTTCGTAGACCGCTTTGCCTGCCGGGTAATCAACAAAGACAGACTTAGTTCCTGCTGTGAAGGTAACAGCAGTGCCTCCGTTAGAAGAGGCCAGAATCGTATCGCGGCTTAGTGACGTACCCGCTGCAGTGTACGTACCGATACCAACTTCCCACTCAGTCGCGGACTGATGAGCAATCGTGTAGTACGTAGTGTTGCCATTACCAACAGCAGCAAACGACTGATAGCCAGATACAGCCCCGCCAAGGGTTACTGGACCCGTACCTGTCGTAACGGTCGTCTCATAGACGCGATCAGCAAGAATCAGAGCCATTTTAGGCTTCCGTCAGTTGATCTTCCGTGAACCAACGCTGCTGGGTGCTGCCCTCTGCATCGACCCACTCGACGAGGTAATACACCACGCCATCCTCGGTCATACGCATGGACACAACCGGACCTTCCGGTACAACAGCCTTGACGCGAACTCGGTCGCCTTTCTTGAACATGGGGTGCTCCTTAAACAGCATCGAGGCTGAAAGTGTAGGTGACGTTAAGCGTGTCACCAGAAGACACATTGCGGTCTCCCGGCGACTGAAAGTCTGAAGCCGAGAACAGAATACCGAGCGAACCGCCCTTGACGTTGTTGCTGATGAGGAACGCCCCACCAACCGTCTGCGTCGAGTTGATGTTGAACTGAGCCGGGGAAGCCGAGTTCGTGATCACGGACGGATCGGCGTTCGTAGCAGAACCAAACACGCAAGCCGGACGAGTCGCGTTGCTATACGGAGTTACCTCCGTCCAACCTGCGTGAAGCGCAGCCGTATCGCCAGCCGCCGGATTGTTCGACGCCGCAGCACCGTAGAGGCCGATGTACCACGTAGCGTTATAGGAGACGCCCGTGAAGTACTTGTCGTTCATGTCCTGAAGACCAACGTTCACCACGAGGTTGTGGGACTCTGCCGTCCACTTCAGGTTGCCGTCCTTATCGCGGCACTCAATGTGGTACACGCCACCAGCACGAGCATTCTCAGTCGAGCCGAACAGGCGCTCAAGGGCAGCACCAACTGCATCTGCCGACTTAGCCTTTTCGTTGAACATCTCTAACTCCTTAAGTAAATCGAAGCAGCGCAGAACTGGAAGAATTGGTCGGCATCTGCACCGTGAAGGTGTTCGTAGCAGTCTTGTCCGCGCCAAAACTCAGGACCGCTATAGACTTGTTGCTCTTACTCGCGTTGTAGATCAGACCCCCCGCCGACGTGAAGGCAGCCGGGTTCCACACCGCATCGTTGAAATCGACATACACAACGTTGTCTGCGGTGCTGATGGTCACACCGGTCAACACTTTGCCGCCTGCCGAGTACCCCGTCCCGCTCACTTCATTAGTGGCAGAGTAGACCGTAGTGGCCTCGCTGAGATCCGCAGCACTCGTGTACAACGCAAGTTTAATCGTATCCGTCAGCAGGTTGTGTACCGCCTGCGGAAGTTCAGCCTTAAAACTCAGCGTCTGGGTTTGAAAGATCACGTGTTCACCGGAACCCTAGCCTGACCAGAACGATACGCATCGCGCCGGTTGAGGCCATCGCCAAGGCGGGTCAACTGACCAACGGCTTCCTGATACTTCTGCTCGTAGTACTGCATCATGTCGGCCTCACCCTTCAAGTAGGTGTAAGCCTCACGGAGTGTTCCGTACAGCAGAATATTCTCGAAGTTGTCCCCAAGCCATGACGTGCCAGCAGTGACGATGCTCTGCGGGTAGTAGTAATAATGCATTTCTACCTGATACGCAGCGTTCGGGGTCGGCCCCAAAATCAAAGTGTTATCGTCGAAGATGGCGTAATACTTCGGGATACCCGTATCGTCCGGGTCCGGGAAAGACTGCCGGATGAAGTTCACATCCTTGTCCAGCAGGAACTCCTGCGCGTTCGTCGCCGGGTCGATCACAGTCAAAGAGAACGTCGCCAGCCAGTCACCCGGCAGCGTCAAGTACTTGTTGTTGATACTCAACGTGCCGATCTGATTGCGCCGGATAGCCGGGATCTGGACCGAGTTATAGATCCGCTCTTCCGCAAGTTGCACAAAGGTAGGGATGTTCGCTACGAACGACGTCTCAGTCGATTCGCAGTACTGCTGTACCAGTGTGGTGAGCGTTGCGTAGTTCATTAACTCCAGCCAGCGCGGACCTTGCCGTTGTTCTTGAGGTTGATCTGCGAGACGAACTTCCTGCCCTTAGTGGCAGCGCCAGCACCCTGCATGTCCGTGTGAGTCACGCCCACATTGATGTCCGTCTCCGGATAGCCGTTCTCGCCCGTAGGAGCGCTGTTCGGCTCAGGCTGCTTGTACTTGCCAATCGGGTTCATGTCCCAATCGAAGAATTTGAAATCAGGCTTACCCATGATGATTACCTCGGGCCAGACGAACCGCGCATCGGGCTGCGCTGATTCATGACCTTAGCCATGCCACGACCGTACTTCTTCATCTCGCTGTTGGTCTTGCCACCAGCACGCATGCCTTTAACAGCCGGATCAGGGTGAGCACCCTTACCCTTCGCCATATGCTTCTTCAGCATCGCCTTCGTGTCCATCTTCATCTCCTAGGTCGTTACGACCGTTACATCGCCCACGTATCCCTTGGATACGAGATAATTCGGGGTCAGCCCTGCATCATCTGCGCTAGCCCCACCAATCGGGTTCCAGCCCCACTGGATCATTCTACTACCACCCGCGCCATCATTGCCGGGTGCAAAGTAAGTTGTGTCCGGACGGGGGTTCCGGATGGCCTGCGGGTCGTCCACCGGGTAGAGGCCCAGCGACAACTGCGGCTGATCAGGCTCCCAGCACTCCGGGCAGACCAAGATGTTCACGTTCTTGGTCTTGATTACAAGCGACTTGAGGTCCTTCAACTTGTAACGCCACCCGCAGCGGTCACACTGCGAGATAGCATTTTTACCGGATGCAAACCTATTGGGCATCTCAGTACCCGCCTAAGAACGACTGCCGGGGTACAAACCGTACCGCTGCCTTCTCCCGGTCCTCGCCAGCCGCCAAGTCCCAAGCCTCGTCATACTGGGACTTCAAGACCGGTATCCTAGACTCAGCCCCCGGAATCTTCATCGAGAGCATATATGCCAGCCCCGCCACCATGCAGGGCAGGAAGCGGAACGGGATATCCTGACCGTTGCCGCCATTACCCACATCGAACATTCGACGTAATCGGGTGTAATACAGGGTGTACGGGGTGCTGTTGTCAGGCTTCGGCCACACCGTGAACTGCGGGTAGACCACCGCACCAGCCGAGTCCGTTGCGCCCGTACGCCGGTTGATCCAGATCTGGATGGGGCGACCTGTTGCGTTCTTGTTAGGGATAGCAACGTAGGTGCTGGATGAGATACGGCTGATGTTGATGTCAACCTGATTCGTGCCCGTACCCGTGCGGATTACATGGTCCAGCAGGTCCACCGTGTCGGCAGGGAGGTCATAGGTACCGACGTTGTAGGTCAGGGCATGGGTGCCCTGCTCAAGGGTCCAGAGGTTGATACCCCGGTTGGCCCAGTCCATCAGAAGCAGGGACAGACTACGCTTCGCCGTACGCAGGTCGTAACCGCTACGAAGTTCCGCACCACAACGCTCGAAAGCCTCTTCCACGATGGTGTTGAGGTCGAGATTGAAGTCGGTCGTGGCTGTAGTCTTATCGGCCATTACTTCTTACCCTTTGTCCGCTTAGCGGAAGCGGCTCGTTTTAGCAGCAACGCCCTTGGGTTGCTTGACGAATTGCTTGCCTTGGGCTTTGCCTTTTCGCTTGGCGGCAGAAGTTCGGGCGTACTCAGCAGGGCTGAGAGCCTTGATCGCAGCCTCTGGTAGGTATCTTTCACCCGTGTCAGAAGATCGTTTACCACTTTTCGTTCTCCATTTCTGCTGAGTCCATGCCTTGAGGGACTGTTGTGGGGCTTTCAATCGCGGTATCCCCCGCCCTTGGCCTTATAACTCTTGGCAAGCAACTGTGCTTTTCTCGCGCTCCATTGCCCTGCTGCAGTGCCCTGCACAGCCCGTCCCTTGATGGACTTGAAGAGGCTCTCGCGCATACCCGGCTTGGTGTAGTTCCCGGCCTGATTGACCTTGCTCTTCACCTTGCCGCCCTTGGCATGACGAATCGGCTCACCCGTGCCAATCACGGGCTTATCATCCCCACGGCGCTTAGCGCGGGGTATTTTTCCCGGAGCCATAACGCCCATGCCTCGGGATGGCATCATTAGACAAACTTCCCGCGAGTCTTGCCCTTGGTCACGCAGCCATCAGCACGCTTGGAAGCAGACGAGACGGAGCCGCCACGCTTAAACATCGGCTGGCGCTTTGCACGCTCAGCGGCTTCACGCATCTGCCGATCTTTGTCCGCCTGTTCCTTATCTTTAACAGCCTGCTCCAACTTCGCATCGGACGAAGCAGCCTCACGAGACGCAGCCCGACGACGGCGCTCAGCAGCAGCAGCCTCAGCCTCTTTTTGAGCACGACGCTGAGCCGCCAAGAACTCCCGCCGGTCTTCGCTATCCGGCGGAGGCATCGCCTCGTTAGGAAGTCGTTTTGCACTCGCCATTAGCAGGTTCCACCGTAGCGCATTTTGACCATCTTGCCCTTGGTCTTGCCCTTGTGGGCAATGCCGTCAGCACGGCTAGAAGCGGAACCACCCGAACGCATCTTCTTCATGCCATGCATCTCAGACATCTCGTGCTTGAGCATCGACTTCGGAGCGCCCTTCTTCTTCATGAACGACACTTCCTTCTTCATCATAGCCTTGGACTCTTTCATTTCGAT